CCCAAGTTGGCGGCGTTGATGTTGCGTTACGACACGGAGCTGGGTTTGACGCCGATGGCGGCAGCGAAGTTGCACTACGCCTTCATCGACGAACCGGAGCCGCCCAAGGCGGTCGACGACGACAAGTCGAACGTGACGTCGATGCGGGAACGGCTCAGGGGGATGCGGGAGTGAACGAGGTCGCGGATGCGATCAAGCTGTTGGCCCTCGTGGTGGCGCTCGAAGGCGTCGGCGTGACCCTCGCTCTGCTCGTCGTCGGCGCGTCCATCATCAGGGGCCAAAAGTGACCTGGCGGGGCCCGGAGGTCGAGCTGGCCGAGACGGGCTTGGACTTCCCGACGTTGGGGATCACGGCCTGGCAGTGGATCGAAGAGAACTGTGTGGTCCCCGACGGCGACCAGTTGGGCGAACCGTTCCGTCTCACCGACGAGATGGTGCGGTTCCTGGTGCACATGTACCGGGTGGAACCGACAGGCAAGAGCCTCAAGTGGTCGGGCCCTCGGTTCCATCATCAGCGAGGGTCGATGCTGGTGCGCCCCCAGAAGTGGGGCAAGGGGCCGTTCAGCGCGGCGGTCATCTTGTTTGAGGGTTGCGGGCCGGCGCTACCGGACGGGTGGAACGCGGCCGGCGAGGTCGTGGGGCGCCCGTGGCCGACACCGCACATCCAGATCACGGCGGTGTCGGAGGAACAGACCGCGAACGTGTACCGGGCGCTGTTGCCCATGATCCGTTTCGGGCCGTTGGACGCCGAGCTGCCCGACACGGGCCTGACGCGCATCAACTTGCCTGACGGCGGGCTGATTGAGCCGGTGACGGCCTCGGCACTGTCCCGGCTCGGTCAGCGCGTCACGTTCGTGATGTCCGATGAGACGCACGGTTGGACGGCCCGTAACGGCGGTAAGCGTCTGGCGGACAACCAGCGCAGGAACCTGTCGGGCATGGGTGGGCGGTTCATGGAGACGACCAACGCCTGGTCGATCACTGAGGACAGCGTCGCCCAGGACACGTTCGAGAACGCGGTGGGTGTGCACGTCGACTATCCGCAACCGATCGGCGGGTCACTGTCGAACAAGGCTGAGCGGCGCAAAGCGATGCGCCACGCCTACGGCGACTCGGTGCGCAACGGGCGCACGTGGCGGGGCTGGGTGGACCTGGACCGCATCGACGTCGAGATTGATGCCCTCTCGAAGCGCGACCCGGCTCAGGCTGAGCGGTTCTTCCTGAACAGGGTTCATGCCGGCGAGGACGTCGCCTATGACCTTGAAGCGTGGAACGGTGCGGCGCACCCCGAGATCGTGGTGCCCGACAAGGCCCTGATCGCTATCGGTGTTGACGGGGCCCGCTGGCAGGACGCGTTGGCGATCGTTGGTTCGACGCTCGACGGGTTCCACCAGTGGCCGATCTGCATCTTGGAACGTCCCGGGAACGTGGGCCCCGACTACGAGCACGACCTCGACTACGCCGACGCCTGTGTGATCGCGGCGTTCGAGCGGTGGGAGGTCGGCATGATCCTGTCGGACCCCCAGAAGATCGAGCACCTGACCGACCGGTGGAAGGGCCGGTGGGGCAAGGAACGCGTCGGTGACTTCGTGACGTCCCTCACGTCCCGCAAGTTGGGGGCGGCGGTCGGCTACCACGTCGCCTCGGTGGCCAGCGGGGACATCACCCACGACGGCGACAGCGTGTTGACCCGGCACGTGCACAACGCCCGACGCAAGCTGCTGCCCGCCCAGGATGATGACGGGCGCAACCTGTTCACGTTGACCAAAGACCGCCCGCACAGCCCCAACAAGATCGATGGGGCGTTCGCTGCGGTGATCTCCGCTGAGGCCCGTCGGGCGTGCATCGCGTTGGGGATGCTCGACAAGGTCAACCGACCCAACTGGTTTGTGGGGATCTGATGCACCTCGCTGACGAGATGGCGATCGCCGAAGCGATCAAAGTGTGGGGCCCGGTCGCTCACACCGAATGGAACCGGCTCGCCAACTTTGAGGCGTACTACCGGGGCGTGCACCACCGGCCCTATGAGCCGGAGACCGCGACCCGCGAGTTCCATGCCCTCGTCGAGCGCAGCGTCACGAACTTGACGCGGCTGATCGTGAACACGTTGACGCAGCGCCTGATCGTCGACGGGTTCCGGCCGTCGTCGACGTCGATGGAGAACGCCCCTCAGTGGGAGTGGTGGCAGGAGAACGGGCTCGACGCCCGCCAGAAAGCCCTCTACGACGAGGCCGCCAAGTGCGGGTACGCCGGGTGCATGGTCCTGCCGGGTGACCCGGCCCCGGTGATGCGTCCGGTGTCGCCCCGCGAGTGGTGGATCGGGTTCGAGGACTTCAGCGATGACTGGCCGTTCCTGGCGCTCAAGCAACCGCAGCGCCTGAACCCGTTGGACATCTTGGCGGTCGAGAACCAGGTGTGGCACGTGTTGGACGACACGAACCGGTTCGTGGTGCGCGTCATCGGGGACACGGCGGTCGAGATGATCGAGGTGTCCGAGCACGGTTTGGGTGAGGTGCCGATCGTCCCGTTCCGCAACCAGTGGACGTTGACCCGGTATCCCGACGGTGAGATCGAACCGGCGATGGCAGTACAGGACCGGTTGAACCAGACCGTGTTTGATCTGCTGGTCGCGCAAACCTATGCTGCGTCGCCGCAGAAGTACGCGACGGGCATGGTGTTGCCGACCGACGACAACGGCCAGCCGTTGGTGGACCTGCGCGCGTTCGCCAAGAGCCTGTGGGCGACATCCGATCCCGAAGCCCGTTTCGGGTCGCTGCCCGAAGCGAACTTGGCGAACATCGTGAGGGCGATCGAGCAGGCGTTGCGCATGTACGGGCTCATGACGCAGACCCCCCCGCACTACCTGCTGGGCGACATGGTGAACCTGTCGGCCGAAGCGTTGTTGGCCGCGGACACGACCCTCGCAAAAAAGGTGCAGGACCGCCAGACCCTGTTCGGTGAAGCGTGGGAGCAAACGTTCCGTCTGGCGGGTGTCGCGGCCGGCGACGAACGGGCCGCCACCGACCAGGAGGCGCAGGTGTGGTGGCGGGACACTGAGCCCCGTTCGATCGCTCAACAGGTCGACGCCCTCGGCAAGATGGCGACGATGCTTCAGGTGCCCCCCAGCGCCCTGTGGGAGCGTGTCCCGGGGGCCACCGGGGCCGATCTGGAGCTGTGGCGCACCGAGGCCGCCAGGGCCCGCCTCAAGGCCCTACGGGACGGCCCGCAGGTCCAGACCGGGGGCGGCAACTCGGCGCAACGCTTCCCGGGGGTACCGGGGGGCACGCCCGCTGATCGTGAGCTGGCGTGAACACGCTCGTCGACGACGCCGAGACGGTGGCGCTCACGTTGGCGTACGAAGCCGAGATCGACCGGTTGGCGATCGCCGTGGGTCGGGCCGTGCGCGACGCCTTCTTGGATCTCGCGCACCTCGACGCCGCCGACATCGAAGAGTTCATCCGTAACGCCAAGCCGTACACGTCGGCCGGCATCAACGAAGCCGCCGATCTTGCTAAGGGCTACATCATCGAGCTGACCGGCGACTCGACGATCACCCCGGGAACCATCGACCCCCGCGTCTACTTCGACACGCCGTTCCATAAGACGTGGCACCGGCTCTCCGAAGGCGACCTGTGGGCTGATGCCCGCCAGTCGGGGGCGTCGGTCGCGGAAGGCGTCGGCTACGACGCCGTATCGGACGGTGCGTCGGCTGGCATGGGCAAAGCCACGAAGTCCGCCACCGGGTGGCGGCGACTGTTGCAACCCGGGGCGTGTGAGTGGTGTCAGGTGGTCGCCACGAAGCTGTACCGCACCCAAGAGTCAGCGACGTTCGGGCACCTCAAATGTCACTGCAAGCCCGTCCCGGTGCTCCGTGCCAACGACCCGACCGCCGCGATCAACAAGGCCCGCCTGTCCGAGCTCAAAGCGAGCGGGGCGACGAAACGGGCCGCTGAGATCTCCAAACGAGCCCGTGCGCGACGCCGGGCCCAAACCCAAGGCGAGATGCCATGACTGTCACCCCCCCATCCACCCCACCGCCGGCACCGGACCTCGATCCCCAAGGTGCCCCCCCGGTTGAACCCCCCGCCCCTGAGAGCCCCGACACTGACGCTAACGAAGACAACGAGCCTGACGGGCTCGACGGGTTGCGCAAAGCCTTGGCGGCCGAGCGCAAGCTACGTAAGACCGCGTCGGCGCGGGCCAAAGAGCTGGAGGCGTACGAGAAGCAGGTCAAGGAAACCGAAGAGGCCAACAAGTCCGAGCTGACGAAAGCCCAGGAAGCTCTCGCCGCTGTGACAGCGGAACGGGAGAAGGCCGCCACCGAACTGTTGCGCTACCAGGTTGCTTCGGCCAAGGGCGTACCGCCCAACCTCACCCCGTTTCTCAACGGGGCGAACAAAGAAGAGATGGAGACCGCCGCCGACGTGCTGTTGGCCGAGATCGGTCCCCAACGTCCCGCTGTCCCCGGTCGCCCCCAGGAGCGGTTGGTGAACGGCAAACCCTCGCAGTCGAACCTCGACAGCGAGGACCCCATGACCCTCATCCGTATGGCACGCGAGCAGGCCGAAGGCTCGATCCATACGCGGTGACCCGTTAGAGCCGCGCCACGGCCTCGACGGGCAGACATCTAGGAGGAAGCCGTGGCCGGAAACACTTTCCTGACGCCCACTGTCATCAGCAAGGTGGCTATCGGGGCGCTGGTGCAGGATCTGGTCCTGCCCCGTCTCGTGAACCGTGACGTCGAAGCCGACTTTCAGGGTGGCACGGGCACGGTCGTGAACGTGCGCATCCCCCCGACCGTGACCGGTGGCGGGGCCCGTACCTATACGCAGACTTTGCGTGACGCGGCGACGCCGATCGTGTTGGACCGCATCACCGAGACCACGATCCCCGTCACCATCGGCCCGATGCTTTACAAGGGTGTCCCGGTGACTGACGAGG